TGCTTATACCAACGAGCAGAATATAGTTCTTGTCATCGCTCCTTACAAGAACCAAGTTGGGTTAATATTTGATAAGCTGGATATGCTTTTGGCTAAAAGCGAAGCTTTAAGATCCTCGATCAAAAGAAACACTAAAAACCCTTATCGGGTTGAGTTTTACAATGGGTCTAAGATATTAGGTTTTACATCTGGCACAAGAACTGGTAGTAAGTCTACTGGTATTCGTGGTCAGGATGCACACATGATATTGATAGATGAGGCCGATTATCTTAGTGAGAGCGATTTTGAGGTAATATTAGCTATACAGGCTTCTCGTCCTGATGTAATGATATGGGCGTCATCCACCCCAACCGGTAAGAGGGATATGTTCTGGAGATTCTGCACAGATGCAGATCTTGGTTATAAGGAGTTTCATTTTCCTTCTAGTGTATCACCATCGTGGACAGCACAGACAGAAAGGTTAGAAAGAGCACAGTATAGTGAGCAAGGTTATGCCCATGAATTTGATGCTAAATTCGGCGATGAAGCAGAGGGTGTATTCTTAAATAAGTACATAGACGCCGCAGTAGATAGATATGAGATGGATAGACTGCGTCGCAATCCAAGATCGTTATACACGTTTGGGGTTGATTGGAATACTGCCAGCAATGGAACAGTAATTGTTATTACAGAATGGAACAAGACATTTAATGATGGTGCTGGAGCTTTTCGAGTTGTGCGCAAACATGCCATTACCCAAGAAGAGTTTACGCAGGTGAAAGCTTGTGAGAAGGTAATAGAGCTTAACAAGATATGGAATCCAGCTGTGATATATGTGGACAGAGGGTATGGGGCCACGCAAATAGAAATGCTACGCAAGTATGGAATGGAAAATCCAAAAACTGGTCTTACAAATAAGGTTAAGGGAATATATTTCGGCGATAGAATGGAAATAAGAGATCCCATAACAAAACAAAAAATCAAGAAGCACATGAAGCCATTCATGGTTAATCTTGCTGCACGCAGACTTGAGGATGGCCAGGTTATTCTACCCCAGTCTGAAGATGTATACAAGGCTGGTCTAGTATCTCAGATGAGAGATTATAGTGTGGTACGTCAAACTGCACTTGGCCAACCGATGTACAGCGATAATAACGACCATACGTTGGTAGCGTGGATGCTTTCAATTCTTGGTGCTACCATGGAATTTAGCGACATGGTTAAGCAGAACAGGGTTGTTAGTATTGGTTTAGCTGGTAGCTTTGGTGAAAAGCAAGACAAAGATTTTAAAGTCAACAAAAAACTTATCTATGAGGAGAAGAAAAAAGTACTTGCAGTTACTCCTCGTTGGACAAATCCACCATTATTTAGAGATACAACATTAAAAAATACACTTGATCATAGCAAGTCTAGGTCAAGATCCATGGAGAAAAGAAGCGGTAGCAAAGTAAAAAGATTTAAAAAAATTATTAACAGGGGCAGGTCAAATTATTAGTATGGCGCGAAGAGATGCCCGGTCTCGTCTCCTCAGTGGAGTACGTCGGTAATTAACCTTACCCCCCGTTTATTATTGGCTTCGCGTCATTCCAAAACATTATGGCACTTAGTAAAAACGATATAACAAAAATCTCATATAAAGCTAGACTAGATTGGTATAAAAAGCGTCTTTATTCTATATCTGACGATGATGCACAGCCTGAACTCCAGGCCGGTGTAGTGTCTGAATTTCTAGATGGAGACGTCACTCCAGAAGAAGTGCTGTTAATCCTAGATGATATCAAAAAAAAGGCACGAAAGCTTGACAAAAGGATTGACATCGACAGCGCAGGTCTTCGGTTGTTGATCGATAAAGATAAACAGCCGGTTGTATCCCAAGCTGTGTCTGATATGGACAGTTCCAGCAATGGAGAGTATATAACCTATGAGTTGTATGTCAAATTGCTTGAACAGAAAAAGGCAGCAGAGGACGAACTAAACCTTGACGATATAATAAACTATTCTACTGGAGACATATCATCCGACTCCATGCTTGTGCAAGATAGGATGTCATCCGGTGCGGCTGGTTACCCTGGTTTGAGACCCGGTGTGCTACCGGAAGACAACTCCCTGGAAAGATATGTCAACAAATATCTAAACAATATTTTTTCATGGAACGAACATTTAAGAAAGATAAGAGAGATATTGGATTATGCAGATGATAGCTTAGATAGAAATACTAGTCCTAAATTTATACAATGGAAAGTAAAAAGGGATGTGTACTACGAAATAGGAGAAATCTCCAACGTTTCTGACGCATGGAAGCACTTCTCAGAATATTATGGTAGCAATAAAGAGAAGCTTGTCGGTGGAATTAAAAAGCTAACCAATTTAACTCCAGACGAACAGACCACTGGAATAACTAAAAGATACATATCCTATACTAATGACTTCCTGAATGAAATAAATGAGATATTCAACATGAATTATGGTGTTGATTTAATATGTTGTTTTGTTTCTTGGGCCGGTGGCTTTAACACGAAGACGCTAAAGGGGCTCAGATCTCTATTGGTATTGTTGCAGAATGGGTTAGTTTTAGATTTTAATGATGCTAACATATCAATAAAAAACATAACTAATAATATATTTAGAAACATAATAACACATCAGTTAGTTTCATTGGTTACTCAAGTATTTCAAAGTCTTATAGATCCAGTTAAAAAATGGGTGAACAATCCAGATCCTAGGTGGCAGAAAATATTTGTTTGTACACCAGTTGATGAATTTGTAAATAATTATGTGGTTAATACCATTGACTATGTAGAAAGACTGCTGGCTAAATTGATAAAAAAATGGTATAAACAGAACGAACTAAAGAACATAGGAAATGGACTTAAATTAACTATCATAAAAGAGCAAAAAGGACTTGGAACATTTATAAACCTTTTAGATCTAGTATCGTCAGCGCTTAATAGATCTGCTATATGCGGAACAGGTTCTTCGCCTACCGGTGAGGAAATAAAGAGATTGATGGATGCTTACGATTTAGGCCCAAGCGAGCAATACAAATACACTGAGGAAGAAAATCCTAACTCCTTTAATAGCTTCATACAGGATACCACCGATAGTGGAGATGAAGATACACAGCAGGGAACATCTGTGAAATCTGAATCTGGCATACTCACCACGTCTGTTGGGACATCAAGAAGCGAAAAGATGGATACCTGTCTACGGAGACTAGTAAGCGATGACAGAGTATTGATTAAGGAATGGATAAACGCCAAAAACCAGGGGAAATAACAATGAATCTATTCTCTATTAGCCAGTCAATAGTAAACAAAACTACAAATAAAAACACTAGAAAGTCGATAATAGTTCCCAGGATAAGTTCTAGGGGCGTTGTTTACGGTTCGGCTACTGGTTCTACCCAATCTAGAGCCCAGTTTGAAAGAGCTGAGTATAACCTAGGTGAGATATCAAAAATAATTGACATAGAGTCATATGTCAGACAAGCATTTGGCAAGCACATAGAGCTATGTTTGAAGGAAGGCTATAAAATAAGTTCTAGGGATGAAGAGGCCACGAACTACATCAGACGTAGATTACGAGAAATGGCTAATGTTTCTGGCATGACGTTTGATATGTTGCTTAGAAGTGTATTGCAGAATTTAGTTTCATACTCTAACGCTTTTATGGTAAAGGTAAGGGACAAGAGATTCTCATCTGGAACACCAATAGGTGGCAATTATAGATCAGCACTAAATCCAATCGCGGCATACTTTCCTATGGATCCTACGTCAATGTTAATTAAGCGAACAGAGTATGGTAAGATTTTAAAATATCAGCAGAAGGTAACTGGAAATCCTAAGACCCCGGAATTTAGAGCAGAAGACGTGGTTCATGTCTATTATGACAGAAAAGAGGGCTTTGCATTTGGTACTCCATATATTATACCAGTGCTAGACGACATAAGATCGTTGAGAAGAATGGAAGAGAACATAGAGATGCTAATTAGTCAGCATCTATTCCCCCTACACCAATATATAGTAGGGACTGAGGATAATCCTGCAGAACTGTACGATGACGGCACAACAGAAATAGACATAGTAAAAGACCAAATAGAAGACATGCCTACTGAAGGAAGTATAGTTACACCAGAAAGGCATGAAATAAGAAGCCTTGGTGCCCAAGGAAAGGCACTAGATGCATCTAAGTATTTAGATTATTTTGAATCTCGTGTACTTGC